AAGATACCTCAATTACACGCCAAATATTACCAACTATATAATACTATACTGTTGCTTCGCAAACAAGCAGAGCAGCAGCATAGTAGTATTCTTTTAGAACGTAGAAAATTTTACATGGGGAAAGCGGAGACGCAAGTTTATATTGACGAACCCTTCCCGTACAAAGTCAGAGACAAAGAAGATCTAAGACTTTATCTTGAAGCAGATGAAAAACTCAGCAAGATAAGACTAAAGATTGACTACTACGACACAATGCTCAGATATCTCGAAGAGATCCTGAAGCAAATTTCTAACAGAACCTACCAAATCAAGAATGCAATTGATTTTAGGCGTTTTACAGCAGGTCTAAGTTAGTATTATAAAAATATTTGGAGTTAGTGTATCAGCTGTATCAAAATCTTTAAAAAGCAAATAAATAATAACAAGTGACGCCATTTGGGGCGCTATGGCTGATCTGATTATAAGTAAAAAGAATGAAGTATGGTTGAAGATTGAATGTGATCCTCATATCAAGTATGAGTTGCAGGATCAATTTACATTTGATGTTCCCAACGCTAAATTTATGCCTCAGTATCGTAACAAATACTGGGATGGAAAAATTCGACTATTCAATATTGAAAAGTCTGAAATTTACGCAGGTTTAGTTGATAAATTACAAGTATTTTGTGAGCGATACAATTATACTTTTGAGTTTGAAAACAATAAGTTCTATGGATTGCCATACGAAGAAAATGAAATGGTGTCCGAAGAGGGCGTCAAAGACTACGTTACAAGCGTCTCCAAGCACCCTCCACGCGATTATCAACTAGAGGGCATCTATGATGCTCTGAGACGTAACAGACGCCTTCTGATCAGTCCTACAGGGTCTGGTAAGTCTTTGATGATCTATGCTGTCTGTAGATATCATGCAGAAGCAGGAAGAAAAGTTCTTATTGTTGTTCCTACAACATCACTTGTAGAACAGATGTATAAGGATTTTGAAGATTATGGATGGGATGCTGAAGGTAACTGCCACAAAATTTATTCTGGTAAAGAAAGAATAACTGATAAAAGTGTTGTCATTACAACTTGGCAGTCCATTTATAAGTTAGATCGAAAATGGTTTGCACCATACCAGGTTGTAATTGGAGACGAAGCACATCAATTCAAGTCAAAATCCTTGATCAGCATCATGACAAAACTTGGTGATGCAAAATATCGCTATGGATTTACAGGAACACTTGATGGAACCCAAACACATAAATGGGTACTTGAGGGATTGTTTGGTCCATCTTATAAAATTATCAATACAAAAGAGTTGCAAGATGTTGGATACTTAGCTAAACTAGGTATCAAAGTTCTTCTCCTAAAGCATGATCCGCAAAAATTTGAGACTTATGAGGATGAAGTTCAATATCTAATTGGGCATGAAAAGAGAAACAAATTTATCAAAAATCTTGCTCATGATCTAAAAGGAAATACGTTGATTTTGTTTAGTCGGGTCTCCGCACATGGACAGGTTCTTTATGACCTCATAAATACTAGTGAGCGAAAGGTATTTTTTGTCCACGGTGGTGTGGATGTTGAAGAAAGAGAAGAAGTGAGAAGGATCACTGAACAAGAAAACGATGCGATCATCATTGCTTCTTTTGGAACATTCTCAACTGGCATCAACATCAAAAATTTACACAACGTTATTTTTTCTTCACCAAGTAAGTCCAGAATTAGGACGCTCCAATCAATTGGTAGGGTACTAAGAAAAAGCGAAAATAAAATCAAAGCAACATTATACGACATAGCAGACGATTGTAAAAAAGGATCAAGGGCAAACTACACACTAAATCATCTCATCGAGCGTATCAAATACTACAACGAGGAGAAATTTAATTATGAAATCATTCAAATCAAAATCTGATGATTTATACGATGAATTTTACGCTTCAGTAAAACTCATCAGTGGTGAGGAAATTCTTTGTCTCGTTATTATAGACACGACATCGGCAGAACACGTTATAGTTGATAATCCAGTAATCTGTAAAGAAATTCGTTCCCCTGGAACGAATATACCCGTTGGGTATAAATTTGAACCCTGGATGAAATTGACTGATGAAGATTGTTTTCTATTAGAAACTTCAAGAATTATTACTATCAGTGAAGTCAAAGATGATGATATTATTGATACCTACAAACACATTGTTTCGGTAGGGTTCAAACAATCTCATCCAGACATTAGCAAAGAGATGGGATATATCTCTTCTGTGGATAACGCTAGATCTCTTCTAGAGAAGCTTTATAAAGCTAAAAGTAACTAAACTATATTACCTTCAACCCTGACAGAGTTATTCTACACACATTTGAACATCTTGTCAAGCTATGCTATAATTGACAAATGATTTGTAATAATGATGACAAGAAAACGATCAGAACACTATGTAAACAATAAAGAATTTCTTACTGCTATTGTTGCTTACAAACAATCAATCAGAGATGCTGAGCATCTAGGGAAACCAAAACCAAGGATTACAAATTATCTTGGGGAATGCTTTCTGAAGATCGCTACTCATTTGTCGTATAAACCAAACTTTGTAAACTATATGTTCAAAGACGACATGATTTGCGATGGCATTGAAAATTGTGTACAATATATTGGCAATTTCAATCCAGAAAAATCTAGCAATCCTTTTGCATACTTTACCCAGATTATTCATTATGCTTTCCTCCGTCGTATTCAGAAGGAGAAAAAACAGTTAGAGATCAGACAAAAAATTATTGAAAGATCTGGATATGACGAAGTTTTCGTCGCAGACGAAAGTGATAAGTCATCTGAATATAACTCAATCAAAGACGCAGTTCAGTATCGCCTAAATCGATAAAATATATGAAAATTTGTTTGATAACTGATCAGCATTTCGGGTTCAAAAAAGGGTCCAAACTATATCATGATTTTTTTCTGAAGTTTTATGATGAAGTCTTTTTTCCAGAACTCCAAAAACGCGGTATTACTACTGTTATCGACATGGGTGATACTTTTGACAGTCGTAAGACTATTGACTTTTGGTCTTTGGATTGGGCAAAGAAAAATTATTTTGATCGTCTCCGAGATATGGGAATTGAACTCGTCTCAGTTGTCGGAAACCATACCGCATTTTATAAGAATACCAACGAGATCAATACTATCAATTTACTTTTACGAGAGTACGATAATATCAACGTTATTGTTGATGCACAAGAAGTAAATGTTGGTGGTTTAGATGTACTATTTGTTCCTTGGGTAAACACTGATAACACAGAGTTTACTTACAATAAGATCAATGACACCAAAGCAAAAGTTGTTATGGGACATTTAGAACTCAATGGGTTCTATGCACATTATGGATATACAATGGAGGATGGTGCAGATATTCTTCCATATGAAAAGTTCGATCGTGTGTTCTCAGGTCACTATCACACCCGCTCCGATAACGGTAGAATTTTTTACCTAGGAAATCCTTATCAAATGTTTTGGAATGATGTTCATGATAAACGAGGATTTCATATTTTTGATACTGAAACTCTTGAGTTGGAGGCAATTGATAATCCTTTCACACTTTATGAGATTATCTACTATAATGATACTCCCAGACAACTGTTCAAATTTACGGACTACACAGATAAGATCGTGAAAGTAGTTGTCAAACAAAAAAGTAACGAAAAAGAATACGATCGGTTTTTAGATGCTTTGATGAAAGTCAATCCTTATGATGTAAAGATCGTAGAAAAAATTGATAATATCTCTTTTGATGATGAGATTGTCAATCAAACGGAAGACACTATGACACTTCTTGATAAGTATGTTGATGATTTGGAGACAGATCTAAATAAATCCAAGATCAAAAGTCTAATCAAAAATATCTATCAAGAAGCGTGTGAGGTTATGTAATGTATATCATTACAATCAAGGGAAAAGATGACGAAGGAGCATATGCTGTAAAGGATGAGTTTGGAGAAAAAGTTGTATTTTTGTTTGAAGAAAAAGATGATGCAATAAGATATGCTCTACTAATGGAAGAAGACGGATGTCCAGAAATGGATGTCATTCAAGTCAATGATACCGTTGCCGTTGCTGCATGTGAGAAAGCTGGAGTAAAATATACTATAATCACTGAAGACGACATTGTAATTCCACCACGAGATAATGATTGAGTTCAAAGAAATTCGTTATAAAAATTTTCTATCATCAGGAAATCAATTTACAAAAATCAAACTAAATCAAAATACCAATACTCTGATTGTCGGACAGAATGGTGCTGGTAAGTCAACCATTCTCGATGCTTTGTGTTTTTCTTTATTCAATAAACCATTCAGAAAGATCAACAAAAATCAAATCATCAACTCTACCAATGAAAAAGATTGTGTAGTTGAAATTGATTTCAATGTGAACCGAAATGAATATAAAGTTATTCGTGGGATCAAACCTGGAATTTTTGAGATCTATCAAAATGGAAAGAAGTTGAATGAGGATGCTTCTGCACAAGATCAGCAGAAGACATTAGAGCAGAGTATACTCAAACTCAATTACAAATCTTTTACGCAGATTGTTATTTTGGGTAGTGCATCATTTGTTCCTTTCATGCAACTCCCTGCTGCTCATAGAAGAGAAGTGATTGAAGATCTTCTTGATATAAAGGTGTTTTCTTCTATGTCAGAGATCTTGAAGAACAAGATCAAAGACGCCAAGGAAACAGTCAAGACATTGGAGTTGAAAAAAGAAAGCATTGCTGATAAAATTGTAATGCAGCAAAACTTTATCAGACAAATTGAAGAGACTGGACAAAATGATATCAAAGATAAACAAACGCAAATATCTGAGTGCGAAGAAGAAGTTTCTAACTATAATGAAAGTGTCTCCAGTCTTTTACAAAAAGTTCAAGACAAGCAGCAAGAAATAGAACAGTATACAGACGCTTCTGATACTCTTCGTAAATTAGGAACATTCAAGGGTAAAATTGGGAATAAAAAACAAAACTCTAACGAGGAATTTGAATTTTTCAAGGAGAATTCGGTTTGCCCAACATGTACACAAACGATTGAAGAAACGTTTCGTGTAAATAAGATTGAAGAGCTCCAGCAAGTCCTAAGTTCTTACGAAAGTAATCTTCAAGAAATTGAAGATACAATCAAAAAAGAAGAAGAACGTGAACAAGCATTCTTCGGACTTCAAAGGGAGATTACAAAACTACAAAATGAAATTTCTCAGATCAACATTCGTATTTCTAACGCAAACAAATCAAAGTCAACTCTTGAAAAAGAAATTCAAACAATTACCACAAGACTTGAAAATAGAAATATTGAGCACGAAAAACTGAGTGAGTATAAAACTAATCTAAGGCAGATACTTTTAGATTTAGAACAACTAAAGGAAGATTACGGATACTATCTTCAAGCGAATGTTCTACTCAAAGATGATGGTGTAAAAAGTAGCATCATCAAAAAGTATTTGCCACTCATCAATCAGCAAGTCAATAAGTATTTGCAGATGATGGACTTCTTCATCAACTTTACTTTGGATGAAGAGTTCAACGAAAAAATTCAAACTCCAATTCACGAAAACTTTTCTTATGCTTCTTTCTCCGAAGGAGAAAAAATGAGAATTGATTTATCTTTGCTATTTACTTGGCGAGAAATTGCAAGATTGAAGAATAGTATTTCAACAAATCTTCTCATTATGGATGAAGTATTTGATAGTTCTTTAGATGGGTTGGGAACTGATGAGTTCTTCAAGATCATTCGCTATGTGGTCAGCGATGCTAATATCTTTATCATTTCACATAAGAATGAATTGCACGAAAAGTTTGAAAATGTGCTAGAATTCCATAAGGTCAAGGGTTTCAGTCAATTGAAGGCTTGACAAATAGTTTTGGGGAGATCTAACGATCTCCCCTTTTTTATAGGGGTCTGAGAATTAGGTTTTCATCATATCGAGCATATTGAAATCCGTCTTCATATAAATCACTAAAACCAAATCTTTTAGCAACTAAAGATCGTTGGCGTTTTCCAATATCCAATCCAGTTTCTGTAAATCCTAGATTGATTTTTGGACCATGAGGAAGAGCTGCTAGTATGTCTCCTGGATTTGGTTTTTGGTCTAGCAATCCATACTTCAAGTGATCTTTAGTTTGCTTCATAAAGTGCGTAAAAATTTTATTCCTTTCTTCTAAAGAAAATTCACTCGGTTGTTTGGTGTAAGAAACTTCGTATCCTACTTCAATTATACGAGTTTTTTCTTCAAATAAAATTCTTTCAGCAAGTCCTTTCACGTTACCATTATCTACAAATTCTAGATATAGGTAACTTTTTTTATTGGGATAAACGATGAGAAATGTAGTGACGGTCATACTGCCATCATTACAGTTGTATCTCACGGGGTACTTTATTTTTTCTGGTTTTGGGTATATAATGGAATTGTCCACATACCCCAAATTTGACAATAGACTTTCAAAATCTTCCATATCTGCAATGTGTTTGTATCATTATAACTTATATGGGCACCCCTTGACAAGTCTTTATTTTTGCTATATAATTTTGTTGTAATTCGTTACAAATCTTTGATGTCTGTAACATCTAATGAATTTGGCCAACAAAATATGTGGGCTAAAGAACCTACCATGTACATTGATAAAGGAGTACAAGAACAAATGGATAACGGCGTATACGAAACTCATAACGAAAAAGCAGAAAAACTAAACGGTCGCCTAGCAATGCTTGGCGTTATTGCAGCAATTGGTGCCTATGCACTTACAGGACAACTAATTCCTGGAATTTGGTGATCTGAGTAAAATAATTTTGAAGGGGGGATTTTCAATCCCCTTTTTTTGTGCTATAATGCCTACTGGACTTTATTATGATGGAGATGTCTGAAAACGGTTTTTGGAAATATAATGAGGATCTAACACTCAAGGTAGTACAAGATTACCTTGCAAGTACTTATAGTTCTCACTATACTTCGGAGCAATCAAAAACTCAAACTCTTGATTTGATTGAAAGTATTGGAGACGCTGAACCTTTTACTCGATCCAATGCAATCAAGTATCTTTCACGCTTTGGAAAGAAGAATGGTAAATCTAAAATGGATATACTGAAAGCAATCCATTACTGCATTCTTCTTTATCATTTTGCAGGGCTTCATAACGAACCTACACAACCTTATAATGAACGATGAAATTTTCTGATAAGACAATCAAAATTCTTCAAAACTTTACTTCAATCAATCAGTCACTATCCTTCAAGGAAGGTAAAAAACTTCGGACTATTTCTCCGATGCAGAATGTATTTGCAGAAGCAGAGATTGAAGAATATATTCCAAAAGACTTTGCCATTTATGATCTTCCTCAATTTCTAAACACAATAGGTCTTTATAAAGATCCTGATATTGATGTGTCTAGTGAGGACAGTTATGCAAGTATCAAAGAAGGTAAAGCAAATCGTTCCAAGTATTTCTTTTCAGATCCTATTGTAATTATTGCACCCCCAGATCGTGAAATGAAACTTCCTTCGCAAGAAGTTTGTTTTGTTCTACAGGAAGATCAACTTCAAAAGATTTTGAAATCTTCTTCTATTCTTGGACTTCCAGATCTTGCTGCCGTTGGCGAAGCAGGAGTTATCAAACTTGTTGTCAGCGATAGAAAAAACGATACTTCAAACGAATATTCGATTGTTGTTGGGGAAACTGATGCTGAGTTTTCATTCAACTTTAAGATTGAAAATATCAAACTAATTCCTGGTAGTTATGAAGTTATGATTTCAGAAAAGAAACTTGCCAGGTTCTATAGCGAACGTTATAATCTTACTTACTTTATCGCACTTGAACCAGATAGCGTTTATGGATCGTAATGACTTTATTTGGGTAGAAAAATATAGACCAAAGAAAATTGATGATTGTATTCTTCCAGATGCAATCAAATCTACTCTAAAGGACTTTGTAAGTAAAGGAGAAATTCCAAATCTTCTTCTTGCAGGTCCTCCTGGTATTGGTAAGACTACTGTCGCCAAAGCACTTTGTCATGAACTAAAAGCAGATTGTTATGTAATAAACGGATCTGACGAAGGACGATTTCTGGACACGGTTAGAAACCAAGCAAAGAACTTTGCTTCGACCGTATCGCTTTCGGCAATGGATGCAAAGCACAAAGTCATCATTATTGACGAAGCTGACAACACGACCCACGATGTACAACTCTTGTTACGGGCGAATATTGAGGCATTTTATAACAACTGCCGCTTCATCTTCACCTGTAACTACAAGAACAAAATCATCGAACCACTTCATTCCAGATGTGCAGTCGTTGATTTCGCCATCACAGGAAAGCAGAAACCTGCAATCGCAGCAGCATTCTTCAAGCGTCTCGGGACTATTCTTGAGACAGAGAATGTCAAACATGATCCGAAAGTTCTTGTAGAGATAATCAATCAGCACTTTCCCGATTGGCGTCGTATCCTAAATGAATGTCAGCGATATTCTGCTGGTGGAGAAATTGATAGTGGAATTCTAGGTCTTCTATCTAATGTAAATACTAAAGAACTAGTTGGATTTCTTGCAAAGAAAGAGTTTGCTAATGTTCGTAAGTGGATCGTACAGAACCTAGACAACGATCCCAACACAATCCTTCGTAACATTTATGATTGTATTTACGATACTCTCAAACCAAACTCTATTCCTGAAGCAGTATTGATCATTGCTAAGTATCAGTATCAAACTGCATTTGTTGCCGATCAGGAAATCAATCTTCTGGCAGCACTAACCGAAATTATGTGTAACTGTGAATTCAAATGAAAAAAACTAAGTATATTTACAAACATACCATCCATGGCAAGGGACCAAACGGATTTAATGACGGGGAAGTTATGTCATTCTTTGAAGAAAGTGGTATAAAACTTCATGGATCTAAGAAAGATAATTACTTTTATTCATGGGAATTTGCTGGAGACCAATGTTCGTGGTTTGTATTTTCTCATAAAGAAGAAGTTGAACTTGAAGAAAAAGTTACTAAACTTCTATCTGAAAATAAGTATGAGAACGGTATGAACTGGAAGGGTGTTGGTAAAAAAGTTTCTAACGTTCGTCTTCGTAAACCAAACACAAAACCCAAAAAGATGGATAATAAACCTTCCATTAATCCAAAAACAGGTCTTCGTGATCGTGGAGTGTGAATTCAAATGACTATTGAACCTGGAATGATTTTGCGTCCTTTTGGACCAACTTTGTATAAGAATAAAATTTCAGAAAATTTGCGGCAATCTATTCTTGATGCAGCAGAAAATTCTGAGGTAGAAAATAATCAGTATCTTGCTGGTAATATTGATCGAGAAGTTTCCTTTCATTTGGAAGTAGACGCTATTACTGAACTTGAAGAGCATCTTGCCGATTATCTCATTCAAATGAGTAAAGTAGGATCATATCAACCACCACAAGATCATGATCTAAAACGAATTGAATTGGATCGCCCTTGGGTCAATGTTCAACGTAAAGGCGAATGGAACCCACCACATATTCATGCAGGAGATTTCTCATGCATAGTTTATGCACAAGTTCCACAGGAACTAAAGGATGAATGGAAACATCCTACTCAAAGAGGAAGAAATCCTACTGCTGGCATGGTAGAATGGCAATATGGGCAATGGGCACCCCATAATTTACATGCCTTCGGACCTGTTGCACCAGAAGAAGGAGACATCTATATGTTTCCAGCATGGTTGATCCATTATGTGTATCCTTTCAATGCTGATGTAGAAAGGATTAGTTTTTCCACAAACTTTTTCTTACACTACGGGCAGAAAGAAACTAATTCCTGATTATGGAGAAATTGAATGCCTTATACACAGAAGTCTCTTAAAACTTGTCTTAGATATCCTGGGGGCAAGAGTAGAGCAATTACAAAGATAAATCAATTTTTTCCCGACCTTTCTAAGTATCAAGAGTATCGTGAACCTTTCCTCGGGGGAGGATCTGTTGCACTTTATGTTACCCAACAGCATCCAAATCTCAATATCTGGGTCAATGATCTTTATGAACCACTTATCAATTTTTGGAAACAGTTGAGGGATAATGGTGATGAAGTTACGAGATATCTCAAAGATCTCAAACAAAGGTACAATGATCCTGATCGAGCCAAAGTTCTCTTTTTGGAAAGCAAGGAATATCTTAGTGCAGTGCCTAAAAGAACCGATGACTTACACCGCGCCATTTCTTATTATATTGTCAATAAGTGTTCCTTTTCTGGTCTCACAGAAAACTCATCATTCTCCCCCCAAGCTTCAGAGAATAATTTCTCTATGCGCGGCATTGAAAAATTGCCAGAGTATTCTAAGATAATTGAAAACTGGACAATTACTAACTACCATTATAATGATCTGATTTCTTTTTATAGTGGAGATAATGCTTTTGTATATCTCGATCCTCCTTATGACATTAAGGATAATCTCTACGGGAACAAAGGATCAATGCACAAAGGATTTGATCACGATCAGTTTGCTGCTGATTGCGATAATAGTTCACTTCATATGCTGATTAGTTATAATTCATCACAGTTAGTCAAAGATAGATTTTCTAAATGGTCTGCAGTTGAGTTTGATCATACATATACTATGAGATCGACTGGAGATTATCTAATGGACCAGAAGGATCGAAAAGAACTTCTTCTTCTAAACTACTCTGATGGGCAAGCATTATCTACTTAATTTGTACGGGTGTTCATTCGTTTTGTTAGACGATGAACGATACCTTATAGAATTATTAGAAAATGCTGCGGAAGCAAGTGGTGCTACTGTACTTCAGACAATTTCAAAAAAGTTTGATCCACAAGGTGTTACTGTTGTTTCTTTGCTTTCAGAAAGTCATATAAGCATTCACACTTGGCCAGAAGAAGGTAGAGCAGCAGTAGATGTTTATACTTGTGGAAATTCTAATCCAAAGATAGGTTGCGATATTATTATCCATCAGTTATACTCACAATCACATACATTATCATACATTGAAAGATGATCGTCAATTTGAATTCCGACTTCAAACCAGTCGTTCGTTATGAAAAAGAAATTCCTGGGTATTATTGTAATACTGAGGGAAAAATATGGAGTTCTAAACGTAATAGATTTCTAGCACCAAAACCAAAATATTCGGCTAGAATTGAAAAAGAAGGATTACGATTTAGATGTTACTCTTATATTTTATCAGTACCAAAAGACCTTTATACTGATTATGATCATCGAGCACGAGGTAAGAAGCATTCTCCAGCAATATCAGTAGATGCTCATCGTGCTGTAATGGAAACATGGAGACCTATTGACCAATTTCCACCAAAAGAAGTTGCTGAATGTTGGGATCAAATCCCAGAACCTGCTAAGGAATGGATTAGAAGGACAGCATATGTTGATCATATTGATGATGATCCTGCCAATAATCACGTAGACAATCTTAGATGGGTAATGCCAATTGACAATCAATCAGATAGAAAGAGGGCATTGATGAATGGTTGAACTGAAAGACTGGTTGAATAGTATCAACACTTCAAAGATCAATATGATCGATGAAGATCCTACAATTGAGAATAAGTATTTACCATATATTGTCAACAGATGTTTGTCTGGACATGTTGATGCGGTGATGTTCGCTAATGAAATGAACATAAATCATCATCTAGACAAGAAGTTGCAGTATGATTTTTTACTAAATACTTTGAGATCAAAACGGAGATTTTCTCCGTGGATCAAAAAGGAAGAATTGAAGAACCTTGAATGTGTCAAATCTTACTATGGTTATAGTAATGAAAAAGCCAGACAAGTTTTTTCTCTTCTAACAGAAGATCAACTAACGTTCATTAGAAAGAAACTTGATACTGGAGGAATAAAATGAGTGTTGTCGTCGAGCCCGAATACCATTGGTCTCCCGATAAGATGGTTGAAGTTGT